AAACTGGAGCAGATTGACAAAGAAAAGAAATTTTCATTCTCGGTAGTAAATGAAGATGAAAGGGTTGTTATCGGGCCGGCCATGATACCTGACCTACCTATTTACCGGGCAGATGAAACGGGTGAGTATTATGTATTCTTTGACAAAAAGACTATTGAAACGATTGCCCTTAAATTCTATGCGAAAGGATTTCAACAGAATGCGAATGAGATGCACTCAAAATTTATTGACGGCATTACGTTCTTCCAATCATGGATAGCAGATGAAAGTAAGGGTATCCCGAAGATGAAGCAGTTTGAAGACCTGCCGGATGGAACGTGGTTTTTAGGTGCAAAGATTGAGAATGATGAAACATGGGCAAAGGTTAAAGATGGCACGTTCAAAGGGTTTAGCGTGGAGGGTATGTTTGACATGACGGAAATAAAGATGCGTAAAAGCGCAGATGACATAATTGCTAAGCTCCGCGAGTTATTGGCAGACATTTAGCATGGTTTGGTTTTTCATGGTTTGTTTAAGTGGACACTCCCGGCTGTTTCTACGGCTGGGATTTGTTTTTGGTATTTATAAGCATGAGCGCGAATCTGCAACCGATACCATTGGGGTTAATAGCCATACAGCCGTATTTGGATTTTGTAGCTATAAAGGGATTCAGTCCTATTGAGCCGGGTGATACTACTTATCAAAATGATGCGTTTGTAAATCCGCCATCGGTATTTATTGACGGGTTATTGCTTACCTATGTTCCGGTATTGGATAAAAGATACATAAGCTTTGACGGAGCTACGAGGACGATTGAGTTTAATAATGGTACGCTAATGGAAGGTGAGACAGTCCAGATATTTTTATAAACAAACAAACAAACATGAAAATTTTAGTCCTGACACAAAAGTTCAGCGGGTGCGGTTATCATAGATTGATGCTTCCCGTTTCATTCATGCCTAAAGAATACGGCAGAATTACCGATACCATTACCGAAGAGGAGTTAGCCGAAAATAAATATGATATTGTCTTTGTCAACAGGATATGGGAGAAAGATGACCTGATTCAGTTGCGTAAAAAATATGGGTTTAAATTAGTGGTCGATGTCGATGACTATTGGATACTTAATCATGACCATTTAATGTTTGATTCGTTTAATGCATCAGGGTTTGCATCCCGACTGATTAGGCAAATGAAAGAGGCCGATTTAGTTACCTGCACCCATGAGAGGTTAGGGGAAGCGGTTGCCGTACATAATCCGAATGTTTTGGTAGTCCCAAATGCTATCCCTTACGGAGATGGTCAGTTTAATGGTGAAAGGGTGGCAACGGATGCCGTTAAAATATTTTGGGCGGGTGGCATTACACACGATCAGGATTTAAAGATATTGGAAGCTCCTATGAAAAAGCTTGAGGGGGATGTTCACATGGTTTTAGGTGGCTATGCCGATTCAAATGAAACGGAAAGATATTATTGGCAAAGGATGGCCAACTACTTTACGGCTGATAAGCGGTTGCCATATACTTTATTCAGAGGGATGGAGGTGTTTGAATATTATAGTATGTTCAAAAATGCGGACATTATGCTTATCCCTTTGGTTAAAAATAACTTTAATAAGTACAAGTCCAATATCAAAATATTAGAGGCGGCTGGTAAGGCGGTGCCGGTGGTGGTTAGTGCGGTGCATCCGTATTTAGACTTCCCGGAAGATGTAGTTAATTACGTACATGATAGGGCGGATTGGCTGAAGCATATTAACCGGCTTGTAAATGATAAGGGGTTACGGGATGATCAGGGCGCAAAACTGCATGAATATTGCGACAAATATTACAACTTCAAAGAGATAAACGAAAAGCGCCGTAATGCTTTTCAGGCATTGATTACAAAGTAAAATGGGGAAAAAATTTAAACATAAGTATATATGATTATGAAAAGTCCGATCGAATTATTACAAGAGGTTAAAAAGCTGGTGTTTCAGGAAGAAACAGCTCCAGCTCCTTCCTATTCTTTGGAAGATGGAACTAAGATAATGATTGACAAGTTGGAAGTTGGCGGAATGGTTACATTGGAAGATGGCACTCCTGCGCCTGCTGGTGAGCATATCCTTGCGGATGGTAGCAAAGTAGTTTTAGCGGAAGGTGGTGTGATTGCTGAAATCATGCCCAAAGCAGTTGAAGAGGATAAAGTAGAGATTGAGATTGAAAGCGCTGAAGATGCAAGTAAAAAAGATGATGAGATGGAGATGATGAAAAAGCTCATCAAAGCAATGGAAGATAAGATAAAAGATGGTGAAGGTAAGATGAGCGCGTTTCAGGATGATTATACTGCTTTAAAGGATGCAAGTGCAAAGGCGCAAGAAGCATTACAAGGTTTGATTCAACTGGTAGAGACTTTGGTAAACGTGCCTTCACAAGTGCCGGCCGAAGTACCTAACAACTTCACAAAACATTCAGCTTCTACAAAGGAAGATAAAATTCGTTCGTATTCTCAATTCGTTTCACAATTTAAAAAATAAAATCAGATGGCATTTTTAGTAACTGGCCTTACGGCTTACACAGAACAAAACGAGCAGCAGCTCGTAACTGCTTCGCTGTTTGAGGCTCGTACTCAACAGCTCATCCTTTCCGAAGGTAACGTTATGACCGGGGTTAAATCCTCACAGACCGTTAACCGTATGGATACCGATGTATTTTTCCAAGACGATAGCTCTTGCGGTTTCACAGCTTCGGGCACGACCGAATGGACACAGCGCACGCTTACAGTAGGCAAAGTGAAGACACAAGAGACATTATGTCCTAAAAATTTGGAAGCTTACTACTTGCAGAAAGCTCTTCCTGCCGGATCTAACTATGATAGCATGATCTTCGCTCAAGAATATACTGCCCGCAAAGCTGGTAAAATTGCTGAAGCTTTAGAGGTTGCCATCTGGACTGCAACAGGTAGCGGATATGGCGGTACTAACGGACTTTTAAATAAGTTCAAAGGTGTTCGTCAGCTGGTAGCCGATGCTGGTGGTAGCGTAGTAAATGCTAACGTAACTGGTTTCTATGGTGCCGGTGCTCCTATCACAGGTATCGATTCAACTACAAAGGCAAAAGGTGCAATCCTTGCGGTTATCAAAGCTCTGCCTGCACGTATCAAAGGCAAGACTGACGTTCGCATCTTCTGCGGATGGGATGTTTATGATCTGCTGATTCAGGCTTATGTTGATGCTAATTTGTATCACTACAATCCCGGAAGTGTAAATACTCCTCCTGCTGCTGAATTCAAAGTTCCCGGTACCAACTACAGCGTAATTCCTGTACATGGTTTGACTGACACTAACGATATCTATGCTTTCAGAATGTCAAATATCTTCATGGGTGTTGACCTTCAGGGAGAAGAGGAAAACTTTGAAATGTGGTACTCTCAGGATGACAGAAACGTTAAGTTCAGCGCATCATTCAAAATGGGAATTCAGTTTGCTTTCCCTGATGAGATCGTTAAGTTCGAAGCGTAATTAATTCATAATATAGGGCGGTCAATAGCCGCCCTTTTTTAAAACATAACATCATGCCCTGCGCATTAACACAAGGATATAGTTTAGATTGTAAAGATTCAGCCGGTGGTATAACCGAAGTCTACTTTATTGAGTTAGCCAATGTAAGCGGAATTGTTTCTGCATCTGGTGTTGTTACCGGACTTACTAAGGCAAGCGGAAAGCGTTTCTGGAAGTATGAAATGCCGAAAGAGACTGGCTCATTCACCCACAATCCAACCGTATCAACTGAGAATGGCACTTTGTTCTTTGAGCAAAATTTGACCATCGTAGTTAACAAATTATCTGCTGCCATCAATACTGAGCTGAAATTATTGGCTCAAAACATTCTGGTTGCAGTTGTTAAGGATAACAATAACAAGTATTGGATGCTCGGTAAGGAAAGAGGTTTGGATATGAGCGGATCTACAAGCGGAAGCGGAACTGCATTTGGAGATCGTTCAGGTTATAGCTTGGTGTTTGTAGGTAAAGAGCCTGACCAACTTTATGAAGTGAACAGCACTGTAGCCAATGCTTTACAGACTGCCGGTTAAGAATAGATGATTAATGGTTAAGCGCCTGCCTTAAATAGGCGGGCGTTTTTGTTTAATAGTATTTATGTAAGGAATGATTAAGTTTACAAAAGGACAAACGGATACTATTTATGTCACATTAAAGGAGAAGCAGACCATATTGGATGCTAATTTCCTTTGTGTTTTTCAATCGCGAACAACGAATGAAAAGGTAAAGTTTGTGCTTGTTAATTCAGCCGACCAGAGTTTATATCAGGATAGATTTAATGAGTTTGATGTAATGGTTAATACATACTTTGCGACAAAGGAAGAGGGATGGTTTACCTATACGATATATGAGCAGGCAAGTCCATCCAATTTGATTGAGGCGAATGCTGGCGCAATAGTGGAGACGGGATTAATGTTTTTATCAGACGGTCAGGATGTAACCACAACGAAATACGATAATCCAACAACATTTAAAGTATATGATGCGACATAGTGTATCTTTTATAAAGTTTGCCGATGTGAAAGTTCCGGTAATGAAGGAAGTACCTAACAAGGGATGGGTATTATTTGGAGAAGATAATAAGTTCCCAAATATGCTGCTTAATATGTTTAATAAGAGTAGTAAGCATAATGGTATTGTGTTGGGTAAGGTGAACTATATTACCGGCAAAGGATTTGATGAAGTTGTACAGGCAAACCCTTATGAGAACTGCAATGAATTACTTAAAAAAGCTTGTTTGGATATTGAGGTGTTTGGAGGGTGTTATATGGAGATTCAGTACAATGCGGCTGGCACGATTGGTGCATTTTATCACATCCCTTATCATAAGGTAAGATCGAGCAAAGATAATACACAGTTTTATGTAAAAGACTGGGAGAGTTTAAAAAAGAATGATGAGCCAAAGGTGTTTGCGGCTTACAATCCTAAATTGGAGATTAACTTACTTCGCAATCAAACGCAGATACTTTACTACAAAGAATACCGGCCGGGTGTGGAGACATATTCTTATCCGGGATACATGGGTGCGCTGAATGCGATACAGACGGATATTGAAATAAGCAAATACCATTTAAGTACGATCACGAACGGGATGTTTGCATCAAAGATGATAAGCTTCTTTGAGGGCATACCTACCGAAGAGGAGAAGCGCGAGATTGAGAAAGGATTTAAAAGCAAGTTTACAGGTAGTGAGAATGCTGGTAATATCGTTTTAAATTTTGGGAAAGATCCCACGAAGCGACCTCAGTTGGACGACTTAAGCAGTACGGAACTGGATAAGCATTTTGACATACTTTCTAAAAGCGTTCAGCAAGAGATATTTTGCGGTCATCAGGTGGTTAGTCCTATGTTGTTTGGGATTCGTGTTGAGGGGCAATTAGGAGGCCGTAGTGAGATTCGGGATGCTTATGAGATAATGAAGTCAACATATGTAAATGATAAGCAGCAAGCGTTAGAATTGCTATTTAAAGAGATTACAGGCAAAGACCATAAGATTATACCTATTGAGCCGATAGGCTTTGAATTCAGCGAACAAACATTACTGCAGATTGCTCCTAAGAAGTGGCTACTTGAGAAGATAGGTATTGACG